CGAAGGTGTGCCGCCCCCAGCGTTTGCGTTTCCTGCCATAGTTGAAACGTCAGTTCCACCACCGCCACCACCGCCCGAACTTTTTGAGCCGTATTGAGTACTTGCAATTTTAGCCACGTTAGCAACCGATGCTGAAATAGTAGCAACAAGCGCAGCAATACCAATAGGCGTAACGGGTGGAAATTGTGCAATAGACGCTTGAGCCGCTTTGAATCCGTCAATAATAGCGAGTGAAAGTTGCATTGCTTTTTGAACTGCAAACTGACGCTTTGCTCTTTTCTCCTTACTAACCTCGTCTTGCTTACCAAAACGTTCTGCTAAAACGAACGCGGTTTCTGCAAGGTTATTAATAGAATTGGTGTAATCTTCTGCAATTTTAATTTGAGAATCACGCTTTTCTTTTTCCTTTTGAAGTTCTTCGTCGCGGTATTTTTGGTTTATGTCAGCAATTTTCTTTGCTGTGTCCTCAGCGATTAATACCTCATCTGCTGCGGTGATTCCCTCAAGTGCAAGTTTCGCTTCGCTGTCCGCGACTATCTGCGCTATTTCCGCTTCTTGTTGGGTTTGCGTTAACGCTTGGCGCATTGCAAATAAAGCGTCTTGGTCTGCGATTATTTTTTCTTGTTCTTCCTTTCGTTTCGCTGCGAGTTCTTCATTCTTTTTAACTTCCGCGTCAACGTATTTTTGATTAATATCTTTAGCGGTTTGTTCAGCTTCCTTTACATACAACTCATTTAAAGCTATACGTTCTTGTTCGTTGTACTTTTCGTTCTTTAAAGTGTCTTCCTGAAGTCGTGCGTATTTAAGTCGGTTTGCTTCAAGTTCCTTTTCGATTCCGTCTTGCATTACTCCAACTCTGAGGTCTTCAATCAAACGAGTTGCTGCAAGTCGGTCTGCTAAAAATTGCTTTTGTGCTTCGGCTGCCTTCTTACCTTCGTTAATTACTTCTTGGTTTAGTTTAATCTCTTCGATTTGGATTTCTTTAGCCTTGTCTTTATTGGCTTTAACCGTCTCTTTGTATAGTTTCGTTTGATTCAAGAAATTGTTGTCCATGAACTTTAACAACTTTTCTTGGTTCGCAATTTCCTCTTGCATATATTTATTGCGCTCAATTCGAAGGGCAAGTGTTGACTTACCTTCGGCATCTAACAACGCAATTTTGTGGTCCATCTGTCCGATTATTTCTTGACGCTTTTCTTTTTCTTCCTCAAGTGCCGCAGTCGTTTTCGCTAGTGATTCATCTGCAGCAAAAGACGTTAAACCCATTAAGTCCAAGAACCATTTAACCGCGTCGATGAGTGGTTTAAATGCAGCAGTTAAAAAGTCGATGAACTTAGTCACGAAACCAAGTCTTTCGGCTAAAGTATAAAGCGCCGCAACAATTCCAGCAACCACCGCAGCAATTAAGAAGATAGGATTGATAAGAATCTGCGCCCCAAGTTTAAGGAAAGCACCGCCAACCGAAGTAATTGTAGAACCCAACCCTTTCAAAGATGAGGAAATAGTTTTGCCGTCAATTTTCCCTAAGTTCCCTGCGAACATTTGAGCCGATTCTGCAGCACCCTCAAAGTCCATTGACATGAGTTGTGATTGCATCAACCCGAAAGCATTGGAAGTTTGCTCAAAGCGTGAACCCGACGCGAAGACCGCAGCCTTTTCGTTAGCATCTTTTAACTTGTCCGAAAGTTCCCCCGCTTGTTCTGCGAGTTTAGCCATTTGTGTGGGGTCGGTTGCATTGGCAAGTTCCCCTTTTAAGGCTTTAAGTTCAGCGCGGATTTGTGCAACCCCGTTGAGTTTTATATTTATTTCTTGGTCTGCCATTACAATATCATCATTGTATTGTCGTAGTCTCCTTTATTTCCACAACCTCCCACGGGCTTAATATCTGAATCTCGGTTCAAGTCGCTCGTGAATTGAGGGTACAAATTTTTGTATTCTAGAATGTAGTTAGTCAAACGCTTTTCGTAGAACGCTGCCATTTGTCCGTAGTGGTCCATAACGAAAGCTGTTTCACTTTGAGACACGCTAGAAGAGTAGTCGCCGTTTTGCTGTTGTATACCTTTGTTTTTAAGTTGGTATGTTAGTCCGAAAGCGGCTTGTTCGGCGGCTCTCCACGCTACAACGAATTGAATTTTCTCGACAAGTGTTTCTTCGTCGGGTGTTAAGTTCTGCGCGTTGTACTCAGTCAACAAATAATTATAAAAATAACTGCCCAATATAGCCTGAAGCCGCATATCGCTGGCTGGCTTGACGTATGGGTAAACATCCGTTACATCGACGTTACGCGTGATGGGTGTGTTTATCTTTAGAAAGTTCTCGGTTACGAAGTAAATCATAATGTCGGTGTTTGAGTGTCAGGCAATGGAGGCAAAGATGCAAGTTCACGAATCTCGTTTGCGGTCATGTTCTCCAAAACTTTAGTTGCTAAGGTCGGGTTCATTGCGTTGAGCGAGTTTATCACGTCACGTCCTTTTTCGTTTACGCTTGTGATTGTCTCATTTACGATTTGGTAGTTAGTAATTTCGACCTTTGCGTCTATACCTACCACTTTTAAAAGTCCGTTTATTATGTCAGTCACGGTTTCGCGTAGTGGAATAATCGTGTTTTTCTCAAAAATAACGTAGGCTTGTTTGATGTCAGAACCAGAACCTAAAGCCCCCGAAGTTCTAACACCCAAAAGTATTGGGTCGATTGTGTGAGCGAAACAAATCTGCTCAGTATTTAGTTCAGAAACCCCCCTAAACAATTCATCGTTTGAATTTGTAGGTACATTCACCAAGTCGGGCAAACTTTCCTTATTGTTCGCGAAGAATGCAACCGCTTTCCCTGCGTTTTCCGCGCCTTTCAACTTGTTAACCGTGTCTTTTATCAACTGCATCTCTTCGGGTCCTTGTGGCTTCTTAGGAAACATCATGGCGAACGAAGGGAAGATGCTATTTTGAATGTTCGACTTTTGCAAATAAGATAGTTCACCACTTAAAAAAGCGAAGTTTAACGCACTTGTATATTGAGGCAAAGGATAGTAATCTTGTCCGACTGACTTTTGTTCGTAAACGTATAGATAAGTTCCGTCTTTGCATTCCGGGTGATAAGGTTCGTATGTCGTTATTTGCATTCCATACTGCCAATCCTCATTTACAGCGTATAAAGTTTTAGCTTGGTTAATGCGGACCTTTTCGGGTGCGATACGTTTTACATTGTGCGTCTTTCCGTTCTTTAGTTCGATGGAAAAGTAAACGCGTCCGTGCAAAATAACGTCTTTAGTAACTACTTTAATGGTGTCTTTGAAACCTATCTTTTTGCCAAACGCGTAAAGCACAACTTTCTCCATGTCGGTCAACTTCGACTCGTCAAATGTATACCCCCCTCCAATAGTTGCGTTGGTCTTAAAGTCCACAATAGCCCCATGTAACGGACTCATGTAATACATTTGATTCATGTACTGCGGGAATAAATTGTCACTTCCAAAACGAACATAACCTTGCGTAGTGTATCTTACATCTACAAATGGTAAAGACAAATTTCCCTCAGGCACACGCAAAAAAGGTGTGCTGAAACTTTGGTAACCCGTGTCGACAACTTTTAACGTGTCGTCTTTCTTAAACTTTCCTAGTAGTCCCATTAATCATAAATTGAATTTGATACACCTTCGACAACCATACGCCCTTCCTCAACTAAATCAAGTCCGTTTGCATTCGTGTTTGGGTCAACTACAATCGGCACGGGACTTTCGTAAATCTCGTATCTATATTGCCCTAACTTAAACGTCTCGTCAACACCTTCCGTTAAAAAGAATAAATTGTAGCGGTCAGGATAACTTGAATTGTCGACACCTACCCAGTAAATAGGTGCAAGTGTCTCGTCCATTTCCCAAACGAATTTAAACAACCAAACGGGTGCCGTAATGGTAGCACTTTCGGTAAGCGTTAACGCGAATGTATTGAGTGAATTTTTTTCGATGTATATCATACTATCTTAATAAGTAAGATTTGAAAAAGTTGGTTAAATAAAAAAGGGGGCTAATTAAAACCCCCTTCCTTTTCGTGTTTATCTAATTAGATAATGTCAGGAATTTCCGCTGCGTCTACCTCAAATGCAAGTTGCTCGTTTTCCGCTACGAATGTAACCGAGTACTTTGACCCGTCAGCTTTCGCAGTTCCAGAACCTTCACTAACCGCAGTTAATTGAGCCTTTGGAAAATACCAATACTTCCCGTTAGCGTCACCAACTACTAAAGCCAAGTCTCTTTGACCTTCGCCAAGAACTTTAATAGCTTTAGACTTTGCCGCTTCGCGTCGGTGGAAAATCAAAGTAATCGTTTGTGTATAGAATGAAGAACCATTAACCAAGTCAATCGCTGCCTCTTCCGTGTACATTCCCGTATTACGTCTGAACTCGAATGGAATGAATGGGTCTGCTAAAGTTCCGAAGCTTGAAATAATGTAGTTAGCTTCGACAATAGTACCCGTCATGTTGTCCATGTCGTTTATGTAAATCGAGGTGATTCCCCCGATGTTGTTGTCACATCCTTTAAGGATTGTTTCGATTGTTGTACAAGCCATTTTATTTAGTATTTAAGAGTTAAAAAAAAGGGGGCGGTTAGACCCCCTACTATCTAAATAAATTGATTAGTCGCAGTATTGTGCGCCACCATACCAAACAACTTGGTCAGTGTTTACAACGTAGAAACCAGCTTTAAAGTCAGCACGAGCCCCGATACGACGGTCCAAAGTAGTGCGTGAGAAGTCAACGATTTGTAGATTGTCTTGGTCACCTTCTGCATCCAACGCGTAGATGAAGTTTGTGTAGTCAGACAAAATGATCGTTGAAGTTGGAAGACCATACTCAACTACAACTGGAATATCCAAGTAAGTCAAAGACAAACCAACAGTAACGTTAGTAGTTGTGTTGTTCGCAGCAGTCGCGATGCGGTAAGCAGCAGCAACGTCAGGTGATACTTTGAACTGCATATTTGCAGGATTAACCAACATTTCAGCAGTTGCAGCCGTCAACGTTGCGCCCATTTTGTCAAGAACGTTAGATGCTGTGATAGCAGCGTAAGTTCCTGCAGGTGTTTGGTAGTCGTCAGCAGCACACAATTTCTTCAACCAACCATCGCAAAGTGCAAGTGTACCTTCGCCAGTTGTATCACCTCTCCACATGATTTGAGCCAATTCTTGGTGACCTTTCTTCGCCATTTGACCCCAAAAGAAATTCATGAAAGATGCAACTGAGAAATCTGAGTTTGAACCTTTAGCCATTTCCAAAGCCAACCAAGACTGCTCAAGGTCGAACTGACAAACAGACGCTTGAGAAGTCAACGCACATACGTCAATTTCTACCGCTGAAACTTCACCGTCTTTTGCTGAAAAGTCACATTCTGACTCAGCTAACACGCGGTCGAATACAACCGTTGCAATTTTAGTTTTGTTTTTGATACCCGGAAGGACTCGGTAGTTAGATACTGCGTTCTCCATTCCGTAAAGGATAGAGTAATACTCTGATGGGTTTGCTTGAAGTAACGCGCTCGCGTCAACTGTCAAGTCGAATTTGTACTTTTTAGCCATTTCTTATTTCTTTAAGAAGTTAATTACATTACTAAATTTCTGTGCCGCTGACATTTCAATTTCTTCCACGGACGCGACTTCTTCCGTTTCAGTTAATTCGTTTTTAAGGTCTGCGATAACTTGCAAAATCTCGCTAATTCTTTGCTCAAGAACTGGGTTAACGATTGCAAGAATAGCCTCAGCATCTGCAACGGGGTCAATAGCCGCCTCAACTTCTTCGACAATTGTCTCTTCTTCGACAACTACCTCTTCTTTTGCTGCTTCCATTTCCACCTCGCTAGATGCTTCAACTTCCATCGCTACCTCTTCGGCTTGTGGCTCTTGAACGTCAACAACTACACCGTCTTTTACAACAATGATTGTCCCGTCCTCGAGCGTGTGTGTTCCGTCTGGTAACATATTATTTGTATTTATTTGGTTACTTAATTTAAGACCTAGAAAGCCCTCGATAGAAAAGCCTACTTGACCCGCTTCGACTAACTTGTTATAGTACTCGGTATCGGTTACTTGAGCCGTCACCATAAGTGTCCCTTTAGGCACTGAAATACCAAACGTAGTTTTAGCCTTGTCGCCTTCGGGGTTGTCAACAAGCCACGCTTCGAGAATATAGGCAGGAACGATTTGGTCTCCTTCGTGTTCAAGATTAAATAAGTTGCGGTTGTTCAAGTTGAGCATGAAGTCTTTGAAGATAGTATCGATTTCCTGCTCAGAAAACTGAACGTAATACTCACCCATCTCGTCATCTCTGCGGTAGATGTCCATTGGTATCATGGCAGGTGCGGTGATGCGGTATTTTTTCTCATCCGCAAAATGACTTTTTGCTTGGGACTTAAACGCTACACCCTTAACCAATACGGCAGGGTTTGACGTGAACGCTATTGCATCAACTCCAAGCGGTTCTGTGCCGTCGTTGTAGGCTTCGTCTATGGTGATTTTGTAAGTCGGTAGTCCTTCCATTGACTTAATAAGTACACTTAAAATGTTTTGGTTAATTTTTAAACATAATTTTTATACCTTTGGTTAAAATCTAAGCAATGATTCAAATGTACGGGGTGGAAATACCCAACAACCTAAACGAACTAACCGTTCAACAATTCGACGAACTGAACAAAATTGAGAATAACCAAGAACTCGACACCATTGAAAAGTGGATTGAGAAATTTATCTATCTCGGTGTGCCTGACAAAGCCTTCGATTCAATGGAACTTGAGGAGTTTACAAATTATATTAAACTATTCAACAAGTCGGAAGTTCCAAGTGGCGACAAAGTGACCGAGTTAGTCATCGACAAATATACCTACCAAGCGAGTGAGTCTATAGGTGTGAAAGACCTTGGGTTATTAGAGCGTATTTACCGCAGTCAAGCCGATGACTTTTGCGCTCAAACACTTGCGATTCTATTTAAACGTACGGATTTAACACGTACAGAACACTACGCACCTGCTCACCTTAAATTCAAGGTAAATCTAATGAAGAAACAAAACGCGGAAATTGCCTTCCCTTACATTATGGAAATACTTTCGAAGATTACTAAAATAGCAGAGAAAAAAGTAAATGAATCTACCGAAGAACTGGACTCAAGTAACGGTGAGCCAATGGCAGGAACTGAGTCTAATTGACCCGACCGAATTTAACAGCGTATTTCTGCAAACTATCGAAGCTCTTTCCATACTCTCCGATACAGACCCCGAAGAGTTGGAAGACCTCGACCCCGAAGAACTACTAGACCTTGCGAGTAAAGTTCAATTTATTAAGCGTGAGCCGTCCAATAAGCCGAAAGATTTGGTGAAAGGGTTTAGACTAAAGCCGTTGGACGCGCTTACCTTAGGGGAGTTTATCGACCTTGAATACTATACTATGCAATTAGCGGAAAATTTTACCCTATTGTTAAGTATATTATACAAACGTTGGAAAACTGACGAGTGGGGCAACGTGGTATTTGAGCCGTATTCGTATAGTCTAGTGAGCCGTAAAGAAATCTTTAATGATGTAAGTATAAATGAAGTCTTTGGTGCGGTAAATAATTACGTGACCTATTCAAACGACTTTAAGAAACGCTACGAAAATCTATTTAACCCCGTAATTGAAGAAAGCGAAACGGAAGAACTAGACGAAGAGGACCTCAAAGCCGAAGCCGAAGAAAAACGTTTCAACAAGTGGTCGTGGGAGAAATTACTTTATGACCTATCTAACCAAGACCTAACCAAAATAGACGCAGTGACTGACTTGCCTTTGGTGTTCGTGTTTAATATGCTGTCAATGGTCGAAGAACTACAACTCAATAAAGAGTAGTTACCAATTCCACCAATTAGTCGCGTAGTTAAATTCTCCGTTCCACTTAGAGCCGTCAGCACCAAACAAATTATAGGTAAGTTCAAGTTTGATATTGTCAGGCGTTACGTTGATCGTTGCCACGTCTAAAATTGGGTAAGTCTTTTGCATCCACTCCAAGTATTCACCTACAGCATCTGAAATGAACTGTTGTCCTAAAGGTGACTCAATGGCTTTTTGAGTAATAAAGTAAGGTCGAATCTCGCCGCCGTTTGTCAACTTCGCGCCCTTGTCCAAAAACATATAGTAATAGATAGCGTTAATCGTAACGTATAATTTATTCAGGTCACCACTTGCCGCAGAAATTCTAATCGAGTCGTGCATAGTTCCCGTCCCTTCACCGCTCTCATTGAAACCGATTTGGTTAATGGTTTGTTGGATAGCTTTCTGTAGCTTAAAACGTGTCTTATACTTTATTTTGAATTGACCTTCCATAACCTTTAAAGTAGTGTGTTCGTGTTTTGGTTAAATGATTGCCCACTTTCCCGAAGCGTAACAGATTAAAGTAAGGCTGTCAAATGGTGCTATTGTAATCGTTGCACCCGACCCGTCTATTGTCGCCGAAGTTGGATAAAGAAAAGTGTTGTAATCCGTTGACTTAATAACTACCACTTTGCCGATTATTTCCGCAGGTGGTAAGTAAACATCTATTGCTGCAGGTGGTGTGCAAACAACGCAATAGTCCTCGCTTGTCATGTAGTAATTTACACCCGTGTCGATGACATTGAAAGCAACAGCCCCCGACAAGTTGAGCGTCTTGACATTCGCAACGTCCGCACCTAGTCGCTCGGTAACTATACCCGTTTGGTCGAGCATCTTACCATTGCCTACAATGATACCATTAACACCGGGTTGAATAACGTTACCTTGTCCGTAAATCGCGCTGACCGAAGTCGAAGGTATAGTATTGCCGACAAAACTATTATTCCAATGTATACTTCCCGTGTGGCTTGACAAGTCGCCAACCGTGGTTGGAGTAACGTCGCCTTTTTTAAACGGAGCCAAATCTATTTCCGTGTCCGCACTCATCAATTCAACTTTAGTCAAGTTGTTCGCGTTGCAGTCGTAATCAATTACTTTGTTAATGGTCCACCAACTGTTGTCTATTCGTACCTTTGAGTTTAGTTTAAGGCTTTGAATATCGTCTTCACGTAGGTTAAAGTAAGCCGTCAACATCTTACCTACATTGATTTGGTTAACGGTTCTTCTCCAGTAAAGGTTGTATAGGTTGTTGTTCGTGATTGTATACCCTTCGTAGAACATGTAGTCGGGCTGTCCAAACAAAATGTCGAATGTCGGGTTGGTCGGGTTGTCCCAATGGTGAAGTATTGGGTAAGTCGTTACGTTCGTCTCGCCAGTCGTTCCGTAGTTGTATAGATTGTAAGCGTCACAAGTTCCCTCACCCCCATCGTACAGAATCCGTATATTCACTTTTGGCTCACCTGAAAGCATAGGTACGTAAGCGTTGAAGGTACTCCTATTTATTGGTGTAGGACTGAATACTATTTCTTTAGTGTCTATACCCTTGACATACTCATTGTCGAAAATGTATTCTAGTTGCCCGTAAATTTCTTTTGTCGCTTCGAAGTAAGTCTTATTCGGGTCGTCGCTGTCTTGTTTGTAGGTAAGGATTAATTTCTTCGCGCTCAACTCAGGCAAGAATTGAAGTGCTTGGTCTTTGTCTTTTGCGAGTTTATACGTCCAGTCTATTTCTGCGCCCGAATCGTAATAATCGTCGCGGTGCATCAAGATGAGGTTGTTCGACATTTCTGGGTCTTGCTCAACATACAAGTTATACATCGTAAACAAAGACTTAATGAAGTCGGCTTGCTTCACCTTGTTAGGCACTGCGTTATTCATGTCGATGACCGCACCATAACCGAGAATGTTTGACGAAGGTAGGACGCGAACCTCAAGCGAAGTAAAGTCTATTTCTAAACCTATCTGCGCAAACACACCGCCAACGGTCCAATAGTCCAAAGTGAATGAACCGCCTTGAATGGTAAACTCATCTGTCGTAATTACGTTACTTGCCAACATCGTATAGGTTGCAGTTAACGTACCGAGTGAAGTATTGCCCACTGGTATGGTAGTCCCAAAAGGTACGCTTATTCCTGCAGGTGAACCGCTTGTTGTTGCATAAGGTGTTCCGTTTAAGTCAAGTTGAAAGTACGGCTTGTAAGATAGGTTATTTGATTGTAGGGTTGCCGTTCCTGCGTTGCTGTTTATTAGCGTCAAATCTGCCGTGAACGTGAACTCAAACATTATGCTTTCACCGCCTTGCAAGTTTAACGGAACGTCATAAGTTCCCGTAGTGGGAACAAATAAGTTAAACGCGTCTTGCGTCTCAGTCCACCCCGTAATTGGGTTAATAAAAACGGCAGTCGTTCCTGAATCAGTAAATGAATTTGTGGCTTTTACTAAATAGTCGTTGTAGTCAACAAGCGAACCCTCCCCATTGAAAGGTATTATGAGTTTGTCAAAGTGTGCCGCGCTTAAAGTATTCCAAGTGTACGAAAATCCAGCATTTGAAAAGATGCGGTCAAAGTACGTCTTTGCATAAATCGCAGGCTTTAAATCTTGGAGTAAGTAGTTGTTAGAATCCTTAAACGGAAGTAGGTATTTATACCCATCGGCTTGGGTGTGGTCGTAAGAATCAATTACATTTATTGCGCGGTATTCGTGGTTCAAATCTGAAAAGTCAAGGTCTGTCAATTCCTTGTTTCCTAACTTGGTGTAGAACTCCGAAGATTCGTCTTTTATCAGGACCTCATATTCAACTTCGTTTTCATAATCTGCGGTGACTTGAGTCTTGTTGACTGAAATAAGTTGAAGGTAGCCACTCTCCAAAACTGGTATTCCATTCTGAATAATCGAGCAACGTGTCAAGGTGTTTATGTTGAATGTTCCTGCTTGGATGTTGACATCGTAATAGTGGTTTAACAAGTTGTGGTTGTTGTCCGTCCCCGTTAAAGTGATGGTCTTACTAAACGCCCCCGACTTTTTCGACACGTCGCGTATGTCAGCTACACCAAAGTTCAAAGGGAAAGCCGTGCCTTCCTTCACATCAAGGTAGCCCGTCTCAAGTTGTATTTTTACATTCATATATTTACCTTGTCTTGGTTCGCCAACTTAATCGTTACCGTCTTTTTAAATAGGTTCTTGTTGCGTTTCTTTTCCACTTCAAACGAGTTGTCCATCACTTGGCACGACAAGTATTCGACCCCGTTCCAAAAGTACACCGATGGGGAAGAAATCAATTCTTGAAAGTAAACCGCCATCCCTTCACTCATCCAATTGGTGTTTAGGGTAAAGGTCTTTTCAACCACGCTTGAGTAAGTCGTTAACCCTGCCTCATTGTTAGCGTAAGTCCATTCACCACCCGAAACAAAACCTTGAACGTCTTTATTAAATGACTGCTTAGTTACGCTTCCGTTTTCGGTGTAGCGAAGTTGGAAAGCAAACGAACCCCAAGACCCCATCCTATCCAAGAATACCAAGTGAAAAGGGTTAATAGCACAACGTTGGTCTATAGTGAAAGTGTAAGTCTGCGAGTCGGGTGGTGCTGAGCCGTCAATGAAATAAAATTCATAGTACGTCGTGTCGTCTTTAACCAAAGGCAACGAACCACTTAAGACAGTCAAGTTCATGTTCGGACCTGCCACTTGAAGTTGTGTAGTTATTTCAGTATTGGTCACGTCGTAATAAAACGAATCTCCATTCGAGTTGTTGAAAATCATTCGACCCGTCACCGAGTTGTTAAAACCATTAAACCAAATCTCTTGGGTTGGTGTTATTACTAAGCCGTTGCGGTAAGGGCAAGACGTCAAGAACAAAGCCGAGGTGTCATCGAGCAAATAGTCGTTGAAGTCATAA